TGCGCCTGGGTGGGCTCGTCGCCCGCGGGTACATCGCCCACGACGGAGAGGTCGAGGTCGCCTCCCGTGTCGAACGACGCGATGAACTCGTCGAACGCCGCCAGGCGCTCCTCGACGGTCTTCGCTGCTCCGGTCACGTCTTCCTCCTTCTGAGGTGACTCGTACTCCTCCGACGTGAGGTCGAAGACCTCGGTGACATCGTTGGAGAGTTCCACGGCCTGCCATGGGCGCATGCCCACGACCCGCGGATCCAGAGTGCCCAGCACGTGATGCAGGACCCTCCGGAAGCTCTTGCCGTCGGCGCGCTCGTGCCCCTCGACGATGCGGGCACTTACCCCCAGCTTGGGGTTGGCGTCGATCAGCTTCTTGGCATCGTCGGTCAGGTTGAAGATGCCGTCCAGGCCGTCGGGAGTGACCTCCACGGCCATGACCTCACCTCGGAACCGCTCCGGGTCCAAGGTGTGCTGGTTGTCCTTGTTCGCGAGCTGGAAGCTCACCTGGTCCAGCGCGTGCTGGTTGAAGGACGCCGCCAGGTCGGTCAGGTACTCCTTGTCGAAGGTGACCTTCTGACCCTTGTAGTTGATCTCGCTGATGGGAAGGATCTGCTTGCGGTATACGTTCCCCGCGACGTGCTTCGCAGCGCCTTCGTCCAGCGGCGTGAGTGTTGCGGTACTCATCGCTTCTTGATTCCCTTCTTCTGACGCTGCTGCGTCTGTGTGATGAGGTTCTGCCAGTGCCGGCGTGCCCGGTCCGTGTTCGCCGTCTTCGCCAGCTTGCGGAAGATGCCCAACGCGCGTGAGAACTCACCCGCGGCCAGCGCCTTCCGCGCGTTGATCACCAACGCGTCGGTGTCCTCTGACGCGGACGTCATCTTCGCGGTCTTCGGCGCCTTGTTGACCTTCGTCTGCACTGCCGGCGCAGGCGCAACGTTCGGCTTCGGAGCATCCGACTTGAACTGCTCCGGTGGCTTCGACGAAGCAGGCAGACCCGGGATCCCCGCGGCGGCCTTCTTGACCGGTGCGGTCGTCTTCGCAACAGGCGCTGCGGTCTTCTTCACTGCGACTTCATTCGCGACGGTGTTGGTCTTCGCCCCCGGGCGAATCTTGACTCGCTTCTTGACTCCGTTGACGGTCACCTCCGCGATGAGGAAACCGTTGACCTCGTCGACGTCCACGATCTTGGCCTGCAGCGACGCGCCCGTACTGTCACGCACGGGAAGCACCGCACCGATACGCGTGGTCTGCGTTCCGCCGCCAGCACCAGAGATGATGATCGACCCGATCGGCTTCCCGAAGCGCTTGACACCCTCAGGGGTCTTCACGCGACGGATGCTCGCCAGGTCGATTCGCCGCTTCGGCACAGGCAGAGCGAGATCCTTCTTCCGGTTCCACTCCGCGAGAGCCTTAGCTGCCTTCGCCTGCGTGTCAGCCTTCACCTTCGGTCCTCCGTTCGCTCGTACTGTCCCGCCGGCAGCCCAGCGCTTGACGGTGTTGACCGCGGATGCGATCGCTTCAGCATCGCTCATGCCTTCACCCTTCAGGTGCTCGGCGATGCGCTTGATGTAGTCCGGCAGTCCTCCGGCGTCCTGAACCCAGTTGCGGACGCCGGGCTTGTTCGTGATGGGGATCTTCACGCTACCACCGTCTGCTGAGCAGCTGCGGTCACGGTGTCCACTGCTGCGCCGACGTTGGTCTCCATCTCGACCGTCTCCGCAGAAGCGTTCGCAGCGAGCTCCTCCGCCTTGCGAGCGATGGCGACCTGCAGCTTGTCGATGTTCATCCCGAGGTTCTTCGCGACCTGCATGGTCAGCTCGACGATGAACTCGTACGGCAGGACCGTGTCCGGCGTCAAGGCGAGTTGCTTCAGTAGGTCCAGTTGTGCCGTGATGTCGTCCGGGTTCAGCGGACCGATGTGGAAGCGCGGCACAGGCGTGCCAGGGCCCCAGTTCCACTTGACGAGGTCCGCGACAGCGAAGTCCGTCAAGCAGTTGGCCAGTGCCTTCGAGCGCGCGACACACGACTGCAGGAAGAAGTCGGTCTGGTCCTTCGAGAGCGCGTAGGAACCTTCACCGCCCTGTTGCGGCAGGTCCGTGAACCCGGCGAGTACGGATCCGGCAGCTTCGCTGTCTAGGTAGCGCACGGCAGCCTGGTACTCCGCAGAGCCTCCGCCCTTCGTGTCGATGGTGTCGAGCTTGTCGACCCAGTTGCCTGGGATCCCAACGACGCCAGCGGAACGCAGCGAAGCGATTGCACGCGCGGCTTTGCCGATGGAGGTCTCGTCCTTGCCGTACACGACGGTGCGTGGCAACGCGGCGCCCTCCAGGAAGCTGAACCACAGCCACTTGATCTTCTTCTTGAGGCTGTAGCAGCGGTAGGCGATCTCGAACTCGCTCATGCCCTGCAGCGGCTTGCGGTGCTGTCCGTGCACGTACACCATCGCGTACTTCGGCTCGATGACGACCGGCTCGGTTGCGCCGAACACCTCCTGCTCGAAGCCAGCGAACGCGTGGGTCTTCGGATCCCGGTGCAGCTTGCAGCTGTTGGCTGGACGGAACGCCAGCTTGCCGTAACCCGTGCGGTCCCCGATGGTCGTGAACACCTTCTCGAAGTACGCCTTGCGGTACACGAACGCGCTGGTCATCTGAGCGATGACCAATGACATCGGCGTCCGTAGACCCTCCATGTTCGCGGGCTGGGTCAGCATGTGGTGGATCTCTTCGGCGATGGCAGGATCGGCACCTTCCACCTCCGGTGACACGATCGACCACGCGGCAGACTGGATTGGCAGCGAGAGGCACTGCTCCAGGGAGCGCGCCTTGCCATCACTGTCGAGCATCGTGTCGAAGTCTGCGGGTGTGACGTTCGCGACCTCCTCCTGGATGCCTTCCAGGCCGAACGAGACCGACGAGTCCTGTTGGTCGTGCGCGGACCCTTTCTCCTGGTCCAACGTCGGAGCGGTGTCGGTACCGCGTGCGACTCCGTTGCGCTCGTTGATCTGGATCGTCACCAGTCTTCCCTCCCTTCGTACGCGTACGCGAACTCGTTCTCCCGACGCATCCACTCATCCGGATCCGTCAGTTCGTACGAGTACACGAGCTCCCTCTCCTCGATGATCATGCCCGCACTGCTGGCCCAGAACGCCATCACGACAGCGTCTGCCCGGTCAGGGGAGCGACCCAAGCGCTTCTTGATCGCGTCCTTGGCCTCGATACCGATGACCGCACCCGCGGCCACGCGCCAGCGGGGAGCGAGTAGCTCCGCCTTGAGCTCCTCGTCCGGCGGCAGCATCAGCGTACTGTTCTGTGACGGATCGAGCAACTCCCGCAAGTGCCACCAGCTCGCACTGCGGGTGTTGTTGAACTTGAACTCGCCGGTCATGTCACGCATGTTCGTCTTCTTCGACGCGTTGAACGCTTCGACGCTGAGTCCCAACTGCCGCAGGCGGTCAACAACGCCACCGCCGACACCGATCACGTCAACGATGGAGTGCGCGGTCTGCACCTGCGCGAGTTTGCCGGCGAGACGCTCAGCGGTGGTCATCGTGTCCTGCTGACCGATCGCCTCCAGGGAGTACAGACCATCACCCTGGCGAGTTGCGACTACCGTTTCGTCGTCACCGTAACGCGCTACGTCGCAGGAATATATACGACGGCCAGCAGGCTCGGGGAACCCATCCGACTCCCACTGGCGCCAGCGGGTAATCGCAGCGTCGATCCAGTGTGAGGGAATGAGCGAGGAAGTCGACTCGTCTGGGAAGACCCCGCGCACCTTGCCTTGCCACAGCGCGGACTCTTTCCAGATGGGCTGACCAGTGTTCTGGTCGATGGAACGTTCGACGCCCCAACGCTGCAGACGCTCAGCGACCCACTGTACCGAGAGCAGGTTGGGGCGAAGCTTGGCGGGGAACTCTTCCGTGGAGAACGGGATGCCGTTCTCGACGAAGAACTGGAAGAGGTCGGGATGCCTGCTGACCGCGGCCTCTGTGAAGTTCGGCGACTGGAGACCGTCGATACGAATCGTGTTCCACCCCGAACCCGGCTGGCAGACGGTGTAGAACTGTGACGCCGGGTTCTCCGGGTTCCCGATCGCCAACACACGCGCGTTCTCGTTCGTGGCCAACGCGTCGATCGCATCGAACAACGACTTCGGAACGCCATCGGCCTCGTCGATGATCACCAGGACGTACAGAGCGTGAATGCCTTGGAAGGCCACCTGATCGTAGTCCGCCGGCTTACGGCCGTACGCGACCATCTCCTTCCCGAACTTCCACTGAGGATTGTTGCCCATGTTGATCTGCCCGGTGAGGTTGTTCACACGATGGAGCCGTTCGATCTCGCGCCACAAGATCGCTTCCACCTGTGCCGCACTGGGCGCGGTTGTGACTACGAAGGCTGTCCCCGGAGTGTGTGTCTGCAACCACCAACACGTGAGCACCGCGGCGTCGTACGACTTCCCGGAGTCGTGGCAAGCCATGACCGCGGTGTACCGGTTGTCCCGAACGGAGTACGCGACCTCCTGCTGCTTCGACCATAACGTCGCGTTGAGGTGCTCCGCAGCCCATTTGACCGGGTCGTCGTCAACCGTTGGCCCAAACCAACGGGTTGCGACGTCAACCAGGTCACTACTCATCGAACCGGCAATCCCGTGAGATCGTACACGTTGGTGTTCGCCCACTGGGTGTTGTAGATGTTCCCGGCGGGTGAGTAACGGAAGTGCGGTCCGAAGCGATTCCCAGCAACGACCACGGAATCCGTATCAGAAGCGCCGCCACCATTGTAGGTGTGGTTGCCACCGTCCATGTAGTTGTCCAGCACCCGGAAGTTGGAAATCGGATCGTGACCAGACGACAACGAACCGATCTGGATCGAAGCGTTCATCGGATCGTTGGTCGAAGCCTTGTACGCTTGCAACGTGTTGTGTCGGACTGTGACATCGTCACCCGACCGGATCTGCAATGAATCGTGATGCCCATCGGGCACACGATCGAGATCGTGTACGTACGAGTGCTGGATGGTCGTTCCGTCAGCACCGATTCGGATACCGTCCGACCCCCCATGGATGTCAGCGTAACTCACCGTTGGGTTGGTTGCGGCAGATCGGATGTAGATTCCGATGGACGAATTCGGTCCGGCATCCACCTCGACATACTCCACGCGTACATTCGCACCACTCGTGATGCTGATCGGGTAGGTGCCAGTCGTGACGACCTTGACGTTCCGAAGAGTGACGTTGTTGGCACGGATGTTGACCGTACCGCTCACTAGGAGGTTCTCGTACGTCTGTCCGTCAACAGTTGCGTTAATGCTTGCCGAAGGACGAAGTACGATCCCGTCTTGGACGCCCGTGTTCGATGCATTCGGGAACCCTCCTGGAGTCACAGTTGGCGTCGGTGTTGGAGAAGGCTCCGTCGGCGTGGGAGTTGGCGTCGGAGTGGTGGTTTCGGTCTCACTCGGAGTCGGAGTGGGTGTCGGCGTTTCAGTCTCAGACGGAGTCGGTGTTGGAGTCGGACTGCTGCTGGTCTCACTTGGAGTCGGCGTTGCAGTCGGAGATGGTTCCAATGCACGGAGTCGATCGTCCAATTCGGACCACCGACAATCGACGTACGCCTTCTCTTCCACGTTGGCACAAGTAGCCGGATCCGGCGGTTGTGCCATGGTGACGGTTCCTACACCCGTCAGCAAGCCTGCCAAGAAGAGTCCGACTCCGCCAACGACCATTTTCGATGTCATGAAGCTACCTCACATGTCCAGCCGGCACGAGCGTCGATCGTGGCAGCGCGTGTCAACGCAGTTCCTGTCGGAGCGGCATTGCCCGTCAGGTCGATTTGCCCGTACGCATCCGGCACGTTCACGAAGATGCCATTGATGATTCGGTTCACCGCTGTCGCGTTGAGTCCGATGTCTTCTGCCTGGCAAGAGTTGAATACCGTCGACGTCGGTTCTACGTCGATACTGGCACTCGAAATGTTGGTGTTCCAAACCCACCACTGTTCGATCTTCGGCAACTGGCTCATCGGAATGTTGTTCGTGATGAGGTTGCTGCGAATGCAATAGTGGTACAGTTCCGCGAGAGGACCGGAGAGAGGTTCGAACTCGAGAACCGCACCACTCTGAACGGCACACCGAAGATCCCGCAACGTCAACCGGACTGGGTTGAGATCGAGGTAGGTCACCGCGCACGCCTCTAGGCACAGGCGGATCAGGCTGTCGCAGCCATCAACGACGACAGAACTGACCGAAGACTGGTAGCACTCGATGAACTCGAGGTTCGCACAGCCTGAGAAGTTGAGGTCGCCGGTCAACGTTGAAGTCGCGGCGAGGAATCGTTGAAGGTTCGGGAACCCGGTCAGTCCGGCGACGTTGGTCACAGGCTGTGGAGTGTAGTTGTACGCCGACCCGACGTTGTACCGACCTTCGTCCTGAAGGTGGTTGAAGCCGAAGTTGAGGGTGATGACGTCCTGCGGTTGGTCCACGGTCATCAGGATCTCATGTACACCACCGGAGCCCCACGAGAACGTTGGTGCGATCTGGGTCCCGCCGATCGTGGCTCCGGTACTCTCCCACGTGATGGTTGCTTCCGACTCTGCGACCAGTTCGACCTTCGGAGCGAACGCTGTTCCCGTGGAACGAATGCTGAGGATGCGACCTCCCGGAGGCCAGATCTGAATGGCCCCGGCGTACACACGTAGGACTTCGTCTGCACCTACGAACATGTTGGTGACCGCGTCGGCACCGAAGAACATCGGCTTGACTGTCGGCGGTGGGGGTTCCGGCAGTGCGGTAGGGAAGTCCACAGCGGCGTCGTCCCACGCGTACGACAAAATCGTAACGTCTGCGTTGACCGTAACGGTACGTGCCTTGAAACCGTGACGAATGGCTGTGATGACGCCGATGTTCCGATCGGTCAGGAGTCCAGAAGCTTCCTGCGGGGAAGCTTCGAAGCCATAGTACCAGGCGGCCTTCATCGTTCCGGTACTCGCGTGCGGCGTTGCGTACACCGCGATCCGCAGCAGAACGTTCAAGGGCAGGACACCACTACTGACCCAAGGAGTGCTACCCGTGTTCAGCAACCGTAGGCGTCCGTTGGAGCGGATCTGAATCTCGACGGCACGCGTAGAACCATCGCCCATCCAGATCAACGGCAGGTCCCCGGAGGGGGTAGCCCAGAGTACTAAATAGATGTCCGCTGCGGCGGCCGTTACTCCGGACACGTCCTGCTGCCAATACGCTGTTCCACCACTCGTGTCCGTTCCCCGGACCATCACAGCGCCGATCGGGTCAATCCCGTCATGACTCGCTTCGAACAGAAACGTCGGTACGTTCGCGAGCATGAACTGTTCTCCACCAGACGAGGCGAGGTTGACCGTTGCGCCTACCGTCCCAGACGGGAAGCTGAATCGCGTGGATGCCATTGCTTAGGCGTCCGTGATGATGTAGAAGGTGGTCGCCGGCCAGGAAGGACCAAGAGCGTCATACGCTGCTTGATCGAGCACCACGATATGGTCGACCGTAGTCGACTGCGGCGTAGTTGAAAGGTTCGCCTTCGCGTCGAGCGCGGTCTGGAGTCCGTTGACCGCGTTGATCTCGTCCACACCCGTGTGGTTGGCGCGGTTCAACAGATACGCGTCGGTCTGGTTGACTGTCGCGGTTGTGGAGAAGTTGATCGTATCGAGTGCATCGTTGACCGTCACCGTGATCGGCACGGTACCGACCAGCGCAATCCCAATGGCGTCACGTACGGCCTCAACGTCTAGACCTTCGGAGCCTCCACCGGAGCTCTCAATGGTCAGTGTGTTCGCCGCGTCGTTGTACGTCAGCGCGACGTTCGTCCCCTGTGCTAAGAGCGCGTTGACAGCGTCCTGCACGGCTTCCGTGAAGTCGATGATCTTCGCGGTGGCGAAGCTGGCATCGGGTACGACTGGCGCCGTGGTGAACGTCTTCGCGCCGTTGACCGTCTGCGTGCCGGAGACCTTGACAACGTCAACGTCGTTGGCTTTCAGGTCTAGCGCTGCCTGCTGCGCAGTGCTGACCGGCTTCGCGGCATCCGCGGTGTCGTTGACGCTTCCCAGACCGACCGCTGCAGCGTTCAGTGTCTGCCAGCTCTTGTCTCCACGGTAGTACTGTGCCGTGGTGCCGGCAGCAAGGGCTGCCTCCGCTCCC